TAATTGGTTGTGGAGTAGTCTAGTGACTTGTAGCTTACGAATCTTAGCTGCAAACTTCCTTACGTTCTTCTGACTTACAGGAAAATCAAAAATAGCCTGTAGATGTTGAGCCTGCTGTTTAGTTTCAAGTAGATGAGAGAGACCAAGTTCTTGTGCCGCCGAGTAAATGGCGGGCACATCAACTGTCATTCCGTTGTCTTTATCAAGGATGTGTTTAGCACAATCCCATATGGTTTGATTAAGAGCAATGGTAAATGTGTTAGATTGTACAATATCAGCAATATCAAGATATGAGTCAGCACCGAACCTACATACTCCAGCTAAAACCGCTCGTTCGGCCGGCGGGTCAGCTAATACTTTATCTACCTTCATTCCTGCTCCTGGGCTGGACCCATACATTCATCACATACAAACACCACGTCTCCGTCATCATCACGATAGGTGAATTGTGGATTGACCCCCTCCCACTCAGCACCACACCTAGTACATTTAGCATCAATACCCTGTGGTGACGCCCTCTTGGGGCCACGACGTGGCATACGACCCCCGCTAAGTTTCTTGTCAATAGCCACATCGTTTTTATGCAATTGGTCGAATCCAAGTCTTATAAAATCATTGTCTTCACCGGCAACATCTTTACCAAACTCCAGGGACTCCTTTCTACCAATAACTTTGCCCCCACCCCTATTCTTTCGCATTTGACGATGACCTTCTAAATCAAAGTTTTCGCCCCTCCCTCGGCCGCTCGTCTTTTTTCTCGCTCCAATTTTACCTCTAGAACGCCGCTTGTCAACATTTTGTTTTGGTTTTCTATGCTGTTTGCGTTTTTTCTCTGGCTGCGGCGCGGGTTCTTCGTCGGTTTCAGCAGCCTGCTTTGCTATCATTGCTAATACAGTCAGCCTATCTTCTTCCGATAACATGGATAGGTCTATTTTACTCATGGTCTGCTCCGTTTACTCTATAACTTGTTACTTTTTCTCTGCGTAAATTTTCCATCACACGAGCCATATTATAAATGCGGTCTGCTAAGTCTTCAAGCCTGTCCATTCGCTGTTTAGTATACCGTAGTATGTCTCGAATTTTGGCTACGCTTGTACTTTCTCTAGCCATCATTGCAAGTTTGGCTTCATGCTTCATATATTTATCATATGATTGCATATGTGGACTAGCAATATCAAACAACATACTTTCAGCCCATGTATATCGGGCCAGTTCAATGTTGCGTAGTCGTTGTACGTATGTGGAATATTGCGCTAATCTAAAGGCAATTTCGGCACAGTCTGTCGAGTCTAGTGACTTCAGTCTTTCTTTAGACATTTGTAAATAATCGCTTAATTCTTCCTCTGTTCCAGGTGGAGCGCACGGAGGCAAAGCATTCTTAGTTTCAAATTCTCCAAGAGCCAACTCTACGTTATTCATACGTTCTTCAATAGGTTTATTTTCAGCCATTGATTATTTCCTCCCACCTGTCTTCTTCATTATATGGCAATACAATTAGCGTGATGTCGTTTAACTCACACCATTCTGCCTTAAGTCTATCACGCCTTTTGTGTCGAAAAAAGCCCCTGGCTGTACCATGAAAGTGAGGAACATACTTGTAGTGCTGTTCCCCATGTACTTCCACGGCAATACATAGTGGGGGCATGAAAAAGTCTAAGAAGTGTTTCTTACCATCGACAGTTACAGGCACCTCTTCTAAAAGTTGCACCATAGGAAACACAGACTTCAAAATTTCCCTAGCCCTCTGATGAAGCTGACTACTCTTCCTAGGCGTAACTTTTGCCGGGAAACGCCACTCATAAACGCTACCGTCTAAGTCTTGTACCTTCATTACATCCCCATGATTTCTCGAAACTGTCCACACAGCTCATTGTACGCATCTAGATTATCCCTGAGATACTGAGCAGCTTTCACTTCACCCTGCACCTTAGTTTCCTTATCAGTACCACCAAAGAATGTGTGCCATCCGCCACCACCCTTAGTGATGAGACTAACATCACATAGAAACTGTAACAATTCCCACTCTTTATTTAGTCCATGACCATACTCTAAAAACGACGTGGCTTTACCACCAGGAGGACCAATAGCTGAGGTTTCACATTCCCAGTATACTTCTTGACCATACGGCTGTTCATCTTGGAATATATACTTACAGTGGGTGGCGCGAAGTTTCACGTCAGTTTGGTACTTTACCTTTTGACCGCTGGCCTCTACCCACTTTCTCTGAGCGGTCGGGTCTTGATTAGAATACTGGTGTGTAATACACATAAGAACGCATTTGTTGATAGGCAATATATTGCCAATGCGCTTAGTTAATGATGCCAACATAAGGGGTACATCATCACGAAATCTATCGCCGATATGAGCAGCCTTACGACTGGACGAACATAGTTGTGAAATGGAATCAACAATCACTATACATCCAGGCTTAGTGTAAATATAAGCCTCTAGAATTTCTAAATAGTCTTCAGCAGAAAGAAGTTGGTTAGGTTCCGACATAATCATAGTGAATCTATCGGGCGACAAATTCAGATGTCTAATCCCTAATAGGTCGCGCGGCTTAATTCGCCCTTCCACATTTAGAAAGTAAACATGCCGACCCGCTGGGGCAATATCGGGCGCATATTCCTTATTTTGAGCAGTTCCCGCAAAATCCAAACACATGGTAGTCTTACCCACCTTAGGAGGCCCGGTAACGACTACAAATGAGCCTTCTGGAATGCCGCCGCCGGTGATTTGGTCGAGCGCGGGACTAATTGGTATAACCACATTTTTCTTCTGCACAAACTTCGTAGCATCTACGAAAATGCCGTCGCCAAACTTGGACGCTAGCTGCTTATCAACTGTTGATGGGTTAAGTTTTGTTAATCCACCATCACTTTTTTCTTTAGCCTTTTTCTTCGCCATCAATTTCTCCGTCTAATTCTTTTAGTTTACCAAGGGCCGTAGGTTTAGTACGCCTTCTAGGTATTATAGTAGACGAAGGTGGCTTTTGTATAGTTGTCCTTTCGATTTTTTCTCGTTCCGCCATCACCTGCTTGTGATGCCTCGCAATAATATCTTTTAACCAGGGAGCCCTTAGTGAATAAATATTCCACGCTTCCTTATCACGCAAGGCACGAATAATTGCTACTTCATCATAGTCTTTAAGTAGTGCTTTACATGCGCGCAACTGCATCTTGTAAAACTTATTCCATTCTGGTAGATTCCAAAACTTAATCGGTAGGTCAACACCCTTTCGGGCAGCCGCCCTCTCACATATTATCTCTAATATATACTGAAACCCGGTTACCCACGCTTCGGGTGAGTACCGGGATTCGTATGTACGCTTGTCGGTTCTTGCCCAGGGTTCATTCACTTGGCCATTTTCCCCTGTTTTGGGTTAAAGATATTACCCTTGGCGGTTCGAGACGTGGAAGTCTTCTTTTTACTTTCATCACCACGTTCAGATGCCGCCTCAGTCATCATAGTAACACCTGGCTTACGTAAACCCTGAGTTTCAGTTACCATAACATCCTTAGCATTCAATGTACGTACACATAAAGCATAAAGTTGTCGTCCACTGTCAATGTCAAATTCAATAGAGCGAAGAACTCGGTCAACCATTTCGTATGCTCGGTCTTCATTTAAGTTAAGGTTAAGCTTAAGATGGTAAACGGCGTTTTCAATATCCTCTTCGGAGGCATGGGCACGCTCTTGTTCCTCAACAACCTCTTCCTTAGGCTCACTGGACTGTAGCTGGGCCTTAGCAATAGTACCCACTAGTTCATCAAGTTCACCATCAATATATTTTGAAATTGATACTTCTGTACGGTCCAGTTTGGTAGCAATGTCGGCTACCTCAAGTCCCTCATGCATCATTCCTTGAATAGCATACTTTTCTGTGTTGCTTAATTTACCAGTTTTAGCCATTAAATCATCTCCCTTTCTGCCGCATGAAGATGCGCTTTATTTTTAGTCTTCAAATATCGTAGGTAGAGGCGCATAACCTTTGGAGGAACCTGTCGGTACTTCCAAACGTCCTCACCCAACCTGCGCGTTCTGGAGTTCCTGTCATACAACCCCTGTGGGTCGAAGAATCGCCCATTTGGGCCTCGTTTAATATAATGGTAGGAATATCCGTTCTTTATTTCAATTTTAGCACACGCGCCCTGGCGTTCCTCTGCGGGGACTTCTCGCCCGTCGAAGGTTTCTTCGTCATACATCGCCGGGAAGCCCTCTATACCTGGAGAACCCATCATATCTAGAAGGTCATCCTCAATACCTGTCATGCAGAAAACAAGCACTTCGAGGGTGTCATCCCCAGGTTTACTTATCACCTTATTATCATCGCCCTGTGGAGAGAAAACAGCTTCATACATATCTTCTGCTCTAATACGATGTCTATTAGGTGTATCATTGTGTTTCTTCATTAGTTTTGCCTTTCAAAGCATCTAGTTTTTTTGCCACCAGCTTCTTACAACGTTCGGTACAATCATCAAGATTCTCACCAACCACCGTAAACACAGCACTTTCTTTACCGGCACTGGCAATATTCGTACCAACCTGTCCAGTCGGCAGCCTCTCACAAATTTCGTACCTAATCGTCGCAAGAATGACTGCTTGATGGGGGTAATCAGGATTTGTCTGTCTTTTTCCCATTGTTCTATTGTTTTCTCCATACGTTCGAGGGCGTCTGGATGAAAGATTAACTTACCAACCTGTTTATAACCCTCCGGTACATAGTTTTCTGTTTTACATCCGGGTCTGTTTTTGTCATTATAATCGAACTGTTTACTTACCAACATATCTAACAAAGTGTTGCCTGGACCACTACGCTTTATACGTTCTGAGACGGGAACTGTCCTTCCCTTGTCTTTATCTGGGTCTTTGGGTGACCTTGGCATGGGGGTGATTATACTTATATTAGGTTTTCTACCAGGATTTTGAAATTCTTCAAATGGACTGGTACATACACATCTTCTTGTGGTGGAGTCGTAGTCTTTACCGAGTGGTTGAAATGTCTCGTCTTCTTTAGGTTCTTCATAAGGAATCATGATTTTCTCCTTGGGTCTACCCTCCGCTGCTTTTTATCTGGAATACGCCTACCGCTGGAATCGCGGTCATAAGTTTTCATGCCGTCGGGTAGTTTTCCTGTAAAGGGTTGGTCTAGGTACTTGGTATTTTCTCGGCGTGTATGCTCAATCTCATCAGACGATTTACGGTCTGTATTTCTATCTGCCAAACCACCCAGG